CTGTGCCGAGCGAGCCGGACGAGGAAGCTGCCGTCGCCTAGAGCTAGCAGCTGAGAGTCCCGCCAAGGAACCTCAGAGCCCACAGACCCCCTGACGGGATCGTGGTGGGCATCTAACTGAATCCACCCTCACCGCCCAGAGGAGACTTTGATGCCTGACGTGAAGATCACGGCTGCTCAGCAGGAGCAGTCGAAGACGGACAAGAGCCGTCTGCTCGACATGCTGAAGAACAAGAAGCGCAAGACAGCCGAGCTAGTGGTTGTCGTCAACGACGAGACGATCACGCTGCAGTTCCAGGCCATCAGCGCAGTAGAGCTGGACAAGCTCCGCGCCAAGCACCCGCCGACCAAGGTCCAGCAGGCCAACGGTCAGGGCATCAACTTCGAGTCGTTCCAGCCAGCTCTTGTGGCGGCCACCCTGGTCGATCCCAAGATGACTGAGGACGAGGCCCGGGACATGTGGGCATCGGACTACTGGTCCTCCGGTGAACTGGCCCAGATCTTCGAGACGGCCTCTGAGGTGTGCCTCACGGGACTCAACGTCCCTCCCAACGCCAGCGCCTGAGGGTCGATCCCGCCTTCAGGCAAGAGCTGGCGTTCTGCAACGAGCACGGGATACCGCACTCGGAGTTCCTGAAGTGGGACCCGGTCGACCGCGCCAAGGCACTGGCGTTCATGTCCTACGAGACCGAGAAGTGCGCCTTGTGTGGCACAGCAGACTGGGAGTGGGAAGAGGATCGGTACGCGTACGAGCCGGTGCTTCACCAGTGCATGGGGTGCTACTACAAGAGCGTCTACTACGACAGTCTGGGGAAGCCGCCCGCAGGTGCCACGGTCGAACTGCAGAAGGTCACTCCGCAGATGAGGGCGAAGCGGGAGGTCAAGGAGCTCAAGGATCTCCAGAGGCGCAGAGAGGCCAAGCAGAAGGCACTAGAGGCGGCGGCGGCAAGGGAGGAGTAGCAGGTGGCTGATGACACCCGCCAGGCGAATGTCGTCCTTACAGCGGATACCAACCAGTATTCGCAGCAGATGGCGACTGCTGCCACCTCCACCAGCGCTGCCGCAGACTCCGTCAACAAGCTGTTCGCAGCGCTAGAGCGACTGCAGCGAGTCACCGCCCGTCGCCTGGAGATCATCTCCGCCTCGGCCTTCGCAGGCATCGGCGCAGCCACCATGGCAGCCGCCAAGTTCGAGCAGCAGATGGGTCAGCTCCAGGCTTCTGCGGCGATCACCGGCAAGAGCATCGGCACGATCAACAAGGCAGTCAACGATCTGCGCACCAACCTGCCGGTATCTACCGAGCAGGTCATCCAGCTAGTTGGCGCACTGCAGAAGATGGGGGCCAGCCAGCACAACATCGAGGCGCTGGCCAAGACCTTCATCCAGCTAGGTGCAGCCACCGGTGAAGACATCGGTGCGCTGGCCACCAACCTGACCTCGCTGCAGCGCTCGATGGGTACCACCGAGGCGGCCACCAAGTCCTTCGCGGACCAGACTGCCCACCTCTCCGCCACCCTCGGGGTGAGCGCCACCGGCATCCTGCAGTTCGCCAACAACCTGGCTCCGGTGGCCCGTACGGTCGGCATGACGCAGACCCAGGTGATGGGCTTCGCCGGAGCCTTCGTCAAGGCTGGCCAGGATGGCTACGCGGCCTCCACGGTGTTCACCAAGCTCGTCACGGACATCTCGCGCGCGACCCGGTACGGCAGCAACGACATCTACGCCTACGCCAACGCGGTAGGCATGACGGCCGATCAGTTCAAGAAGCTTCCGGCTGCCGAGCAGGCCACCCAGTTCTTCAACGCCATCTCTCGCCAGGGTGCGGACTCGATCAAGACTCTGGAACGACTCGGCTACGACGGCCCCCGTGCGCTGAAGGCCATCCAGGGCCTCGCGCAGTCCGGTGGGCTGAACCGCTCCATGAACGAGGCGCAAGCAGGGCTGTCTAGCGACGCCACCAAGAAGGGCGCCGCTGCAGCGATGGACGGGCTGAACGACAGCCTGAAGAAGCTGCAGAACACCCTGACCTCCATCGCGCAGACCTTCGGGGCCACCTTCCTGCCCATCGTCACGAGCGTGGTCGACGGGGTCACCAAGCTGACCCAGGTCGTGTCCAACGCCATGAAGCCGTTCACCGCGCTGCTGGGCGTTCTGGGCATGGCAGGTGGTGCCACCTCTGGCGTGCTCGGCATGGGCGTCTCTTCCTTCGGCATGCTCTCCACCGCAGCGGCTGCCTACGCCCTGCTGCGCAACCCACTGACTGCTGGCTTCCGGGCTGCCCGGGCAACGCGCACGGGCAACATGCCGAGCGCGTTCGTGCGGAACACCTCGGAGAGCATCGCGGCAGGCGGTGGCACTCCCTGGCAGCGTCGGTTCTTCGGCTGGGGTGCACGCGGGGCCAATCTGATCCCCACCGGTGGTCCGGAGATGGGGCCGATGACCGCTGCGCAGTCCATGCGGGCCAGCGCGATGGGCATGGTGGGTGGGGGCATCCGGGGGTTGCCCGGACGTCTGGCTACTGGGTTCGCGGGCCTCTACTCCGGTGCCATGGGGCTGGCTCAGTCCCAGCTAGAGCCGCTGCAGATGCGTGCCATCAACGACGCCACCAAGCGGCCCGGAGACGCCTTCCGGGAGTCCAAGGCCTCCTGGGCAGCCTTCAAGTCTGGTGAGGCCGCCTACGGGGCGTCTGTGAAGGCTGTGGCCTCCTCGACCGCCCGCCTGGGTAGCAGCATCCTCAGTGCCACCGGAGGCATCGCCAAGCTCGGTGTCGCCGCCGCTCGCGCGGGCATGGGCGGCAGCATCATGGGCGGCATCGGCTCTGGCCTCGCCAAGGGCGGCAGCGCTGTGATGGGCGCGCTCGGTGGCCCGGTGGGTCTGGCCATGATCGGTGGCTTCGCTGCCTTCTCTGCGATCAGTGGCCTGCGCCAGAAGGAGCAGGAGTTCCGCGAGCGCCTGGCGGACCCGAACGCTCCTGACTCTGCGGTGAACAAGTACGCCACGGCGATGGGTCTGGCGGGCTCTGCAGCGATGTCCTTCGCGGACACCGTGAACAAGGCGTCCAAGACCATCGACGTGGACTCCGTAGCCCGCGCTCAGCGCGTCCAGGGTGAGGACATCAAGCTCGGTACCGCCTATGGCCGCAAGATGACCGACGAGTCACTGGACAAGATGTCAGTGACTCAAGCCACGCAGTACGCGGCGAGCACCTTCGCGGGCAACGCCGACCCGAATGTCATGCAGGCGATGAAGCTCGACCTGATCGACAAGTTCGGTGCAGACCAGGCACGCGCGATCATCGGCTCTGCGTCGGCGGGCCAGGGGATGTCGGTCGGCAACATCCTCGACAAGACCCAGATGACTGGCAAGATCATCGGGCCCAACGCCAACCGGGATCTGCTCACTTCCTTCCGGCCGAGCAAGGCGCTGAAGGACCAGCTGTCCCAGGCGGAATCCACCTTCTCCAACACAGCTGGCTACATCTCGTCCCAGTACGGCGAGCGCGAGGCTGGTCGGTACACGGTCGCGCAGGTCAACAGCATCCTGGGGCAGATCACCAGCCGGTCCTCTACGTCGCAGGCCAACGCCGCCCTGGACACCATCCAGTCGATGATCGGTGAGGGCGACCTCAACCTCAACGCCGGGGCCATCATGACGGCCAAGACGCCAGAGGCTAAGCAGAAGGCGCTCAAGGACCAGATCTTCAACCAGGCCTTCACGGGTACGGGCGCGGGCAAGGACTACTTCTCCGCTCTGAACGGGCTGAGCGCTCAGGACCAGGCAGCCACCAGCTACAACATGCTGCCGGTGGGCGACAACACGCTGTACGCCCAACTGGGTGTGTACCGCTCCAATGCCGGGAAGATGCTGGCCAAGGGCGCTGGGGGCGCACTGGGCGGGCAGATCAACCAGGCGCTGCGCTCGCCTGACGATGCGAACGCTCAGCTGACTGCTGCGACGAACTGGGCTGATCAGCTGACCACGCTGACCGGCAGCACCACGCTGGCCTCCGCAGAACTGCAGCAGCTCAAGGCGCGGATCAACGACACCAGCGACCCGCTGTACCAGATGGCACAGGCCGCCCAGCAGGCCGCCCAGCGGATTCAGGGCTATGCCGCCGCCTACCAGGACCGTGGGCAGAACGCCCGGACCACCGCAGGCAAGCTGGCGACCTCCTACGTCTCGCTGGGCCCGGACCGCCAGCAGAACATCATCGCCGCCGAGGACGCCTACGAGGGTGCTCGTAGTGGGCTGTACGAGCAGTTCAAGAACATCGTCAAGAGCTACCGCGAGTTCGACATCCAGCAGGGGCGTGGGCTGGACAACTTCAACAAGCAGCGTGCGCGTAGCGATGAGGACTATGCGCGGCAGCGCAAGTACGGCGAGGACGACTACTGGCTGAGCAAGAACCGTCAGCAGGCGTCCTTCGACAAGCAGCGTGCGCGCGGTGAAGAGGATCACCAGCACCAGATCGACCAGCAGATCCGGCAGAACGCCAAGACGATGCAGGACACCTACTCCCGCATCACCACCAAGCCGACCTGGGACGCGCAGAACCTGCTGACCAACTCCAACGACCAGCTGGCTCGGATGCGCCAGCAGCAGCAGGACCTGGCCACCGTTCGGGCTCAGGGGCTGTCCAGCGATGCCATCAACCAGCTCGGCCTGAACGAGTTCGGCAACCAGCAGCAACTCGCGCGCATGGTCGGGGATCTAGCCAACAACCCCGAGCTGATCAAGCAGTGGAACGACGCGGTCGCGGGCAAGCTCGACATCTCCAAGGCATTCGTCACCGACCAGGACAGTGAGTCCTGGAAGGAGACAGAGCGCCAGTACCAGCTGTCCCTGGACCGGATGTCCGAGGACTTCAAGCTGATGAACGACCAAGGCGAGGCGGACTACAAGAAGACCCTGGATCGCCAGAACCAGGCCTACGCCCAGTCGATGAAGCGCACCGGTGACGACTTCCGGCTGCAGATGGCTCAGGCGCGCGAAGACCTGAATCGGTCCTTCGAGGAGGTCACTGGCGACTTCAACACCATGGCCAACGAAGCCCTGAGCCGACTGACCGGGGTGACTGCATCGCAGTACACCGAGCTGAACACCGCGCTGGGCAAGAGCCGCGAAGAGATCAAGACCGCGATGTCCGGCACCACCGAGGACATGATCAAGCTGCTGGCCCCGCTGTTCGGTGGCGAGGATGCTGCGCGCAAGGCACTGGCGTCGGCCACTACTACCGACCAGCACCTGGCTGGTGGTCAGATGTCTGCCCACTCCTCCAGTGGAGCGACGGGGACCACCCACGGTGGTGGGTACGGCAGCGAGCAGTCCTACGACTCGATGTCGGGTGGCGGTGGCATCGGTGGGATGTCCGGGGCCAACTTCCCGCTGCCTTCGGGGTCCTGGGTCAAGACGTCCAACTTCGGCATGCGCATGAACCCCGTGCTGCACAAGATGATGCTGCACGCCGGTACCGACCTCGGAGCCAAGGCAGGCACGCCCATCGGGGCTGCCGAGGACGGCGTGGTCACCAAGGCTCAGGCCATGGGCGGGCTGGGCAACATGGTCGAGGTCAGCCACGGGGATGGCACCAAGACCTGGTACGGCCACATGTCGATGATCACCGCCAAGAAGGGTGACCTGGTCAGCGCCGGTACCCAGATCGGTCTGGTGGGCTCCACCGGTAACTCCACCGGCAACCACCTGCACTTCGAGCGGCACATCAACGGCCAGGCCGTGGACCCCTGGGGCTACCTGCAGGGACTGGCCAGTGGCAGCATCCAGGCGTCCCCGTGGGGCTCTGGAGCGTTCGCTGGCATCGCGGGCCCTGGCGGTGGGGCCAAGAGCGTCACCGGGATGCAGTCCGTGATGGACGTGGAGAAGGCGTTCGGCTCCATGGTCCCTGGTGGCATGGCCTACACCCCCGGGCTGTTCCCCAACGCGCTGCAGACCCGGATCAACCAGCTGACCGGTGATGTCCCGATGGACACCGGTGGTGACTACCTGCCCAGCTACTTCGGAGGCACCAGCGTGCGTCAGGGTGGTGGCAACTACGTGCGCGGGGGCACCACGATGTCCACCCAGTCGGTAACCACCATCGCGCACATCGACAACGGCACCGACTACAACGGTGGCATCGTGGTGGTCGCTCAGGACCCCGACGAGATGGGGCGCAAGCTGGCGGAGAAGAAGCGGATGAAGGCACTCGTCCGCCCGAGTAGGAGCAACTGATGCCCACGCAGGAAGGCAGCATCCGACCCCGTCGCGTGTCGGGCATGGAGTCGTTCGACTTCGAGGTCTACGACGGCGTGCGCTGGGTGACCCTGAACGACCACATCCACTACTACGTGGGTGCCGAGTCCCTGGGTACCAGCCAGCAGGGGCGTCGTCGGTACACCGTGCAGTCCTCCATGTACGACGGGGACTGGGAGGTGCACTCCACTGCCAACAGCGTCACTGAGAGCGTGAGTGTGCACATCACCGGAGTGGACCAGATCGACGTGTCGGACAGCCTGCTGCAGTTGGAGGAGATCTTCGTCCAGCCGGTCTACAACATCAGAGTCACCCGAGACAGCGTGCGCGAGACCTGGACCTGCTACCCGGCTGAGTGGTCCATCGACCGGGGTCAGGTGCAGTCCCACAACGTCCGGGCGGTCATGACGCTGTCCATCCCCCGCTTCCCCAAGAAGACCTACCAGGCGGTGGTCTGATGGCTGGCTTCCTGACCAACGCGGGGCAGAACTACCTGCTGGACCTGATCACACAGTCCTCTGGTGCCTACCCCACCTACTTCATCGCGCTTGGGCGCAACCGCCCACCATCGCGGCACATGAACGGTGACGAGTTCGACGAGCCACCGGGGGCTGACTACGCGCGTACCGCCTACGCCAACTACTCCGGCAACTGGACCCCGCGCGAGGGACAGGTCTCCAACGTCCTGCAGGTGCTCTTCCCGGTGGCCACCACGGAGTGGGGCACCATCCGGCACTGGGCCATCACTACCGAGCTCCAGGCAGGCAAGCTGCTGTGGGCAGGGTCCTTCCAGACTCCGATCACGGTGAAGGTCGCTGACCAGGTCAAGATCCAGCCCTACGGACTGACCCTGAAGCCCACGGTCTACATGACGGGCGTGCAGATCTGATGGCCACCGTCTGGTCGGTGTGGCCCGCTGCGGAGTTCGGCATGGGCGCCTCGCTGGCGGTCACCGTGGTGAAGAACTTCGACCGCCCGGAATCAGATGTTCGGCCCTGGGAGACGAGGGCTGTCATCCCCGATGACGCGCCGGTGTTCGAGGGGCAACCGAAGGCTTCGGCGTTGTGGTGCCGGACCACTCCCACACTGACGATGGATGGCTCAGCAGTGCTGGGCTCGCGCAACGAGCCCTCCGATCTCGAACTGGATGCCGACGCGTTCTGGCTGCCCTACTCCAACGCCTGGAACTCCACCACGGGTACCTGGCGTCCCTGGGTGGCTACCGGGCCTGCGTTCGGCTGGGAGCAGCCCTCCGTCGCAGATCGTCCTGTGTTCGGGGACATCGCCTACCGGCTGGGCCGGGAGATCATCACCGTGCCCCAGGTGCGCTTCTCTGGCACCCAGCATCTGTTCTCTG